AAGAGATCATAGACGAGTACAAAGCCAAAAATGGAGACCCATACGATGATACTGAGTAAGTATCAGTATGGAGTGGACATATCAAGGTAAAAAAGTAGACGAGCTACCAGAAGACTGTGAAGCTTTCGTATACTTAATTACAAATACAACCAACAATCGCAAATACATAGGTAAAAAACTAGCAAAGTTTAGAAAGACTAGGCCACCTTTAAAGGGTCGTAGGAACAAACGCAGAAGTAAAGTTGAAAGCGACTGGCGAGAGTATTGGGGGTCATCAGATAATCTACAAGAAGACGTAAGCCAAATTGGCGAGGACAAATTTACTAGAGAGATATTATACTATTGTCCAAGTAGAGGCGTAGCAAGTTATTTAGAGGCAAGGGAGCAGTTCGAAAGAAGAGTCCTAGAGAAGGACGAATATTACAATGGTATTATCAACGTCAGAGTCGGCGGATCCAAAGTTTTAAGAGAAGCATTAAAAGGCAAATAACATACAACATTGTTTGATCGGGGTTGCTCGATCCGTATTGAAGTCATACTTTACGTATGATTGGAACTTACGAGTTGAAAGGGTAAGCTAACTACAGGCTTAAAAGATGTGGCTCTGTGAAACAGATACAACCACAGCATTAATATATTTTGCTTAACAAGGGTATATTAGTGTTCCGAAACTTTGCGAAGGCTAAGGTACGGAGTTGACGGGTTTCCGCTCTGGTACATATTATTATGTAATCCTTATTGTTAAGATGGTGATCTCATCTCACATGATGTAACCAATCTTTGCCCGGAGACGGGCGAAGTATGGCTCAACTATCTACATGATGCAAAAGTGCTTCGCACTTATTATTATCACATATGAAAAATTGTTTGAGTGTAACGAAAACAAAGATGAGCTTTAGCTCATCTACTAATGCAATTCCGGATCGCGTCCATAACGGAATGCATCATTATCGTATACAACGCATGACTCCACTTTAAACTGCTTATGTGGATGTGCGTCCTTTAATTGCTGTATTGTGAGATCAGCTTCTAACTCATCACTACACTGAACTAAAGGTTCTGCGTTGCCCAACTCAAAAACGTTATATCTCGTCTGAGGCATAAGAGTATTTACGGGGTATGTTCGATGAATTATGTATAAATATAAAGTAACAGGAGACTAAACCATGAAAATAACACAAATAACAAGTGAAAATATAGTTAGCGAAGCTCCTGGCGGGTCTGCGTTAGGCAATATAGCACGTAAAGTAGGCGCAAAAGTGGCTGGCGCCGTTGGTGCCAAAGGCACCGCCGCTGGCATGACAGGAAAAGCTCAGGCTAACGATAGATCAAAAGAAATATTTGTACAATATAGACAATATATGGGTAACGTAGGTGGCAATCCAAAAGCACCAACTGTTGACCAAGTACAAGACTTTATGCAAAAACAAGGATTATCAACTACACATCTTAAAGGGTTAACTGGACAGATGACACCTAAACAAGTTGATGATGTTTTACAAAAAACTGCACAAGATACTTTTAAGGGTGACTTAGGAAAATCACAAGCAGGTTCAGAACCAGCAACACTAGGACAAAAATATAGTGGTGGCGGCGATGCACCAGCAGGTGGTACTGATCAAGCAGATCCTACAGGACAAAAACCTGCTCCAGCTAAAGCTGGCGGAGGAGCACCTGGTGGAAAAGGAATTCCAGCTGATATACAAAAAGCAGTTGATAGTTTAAATCCACAACAGAAAAAAGAACTAGCACAGTTGTTATAAGGATAAGATAATGAAACTGAACGAAGTTACTACATTAAAGTCGCAATCAATTTTAACAGAAAGTTGGAGCGAGTTAACAGAATCACAACATAGATACTTAGGTAGATTTGAACGTGAACTTTGGCCTTTAATGGAAGAACTGAAAACAGTTTTTGAAGCAGACCTTACAGCAGATCAAATTAAAAATATTTTCCAAGGTGCAGAAGCAAGTGCTAAAGCAAGTGGAAATAATAGAACAGCATTAGGAAAAGCGGCCGACGTAGCAAAGATTCCTGTTGACGTTATGAAGAAAGTTGATGCTAAAATCAACGAACTTGGTAAGATGGCGGCACAGGCTGGACCTATTAAAAATGCTGATGCAAAATTTGAAGAGCTAAAAAAGAAAATAGGATCAAGTGATTCTAAAATTGCCGCAGGCGTTAAAAAAGTAAGCGACTGGGCAAAAGCAAATCCAGGTAAGGCTTCATTAGCAGTAGGTATTTTAACTGCGGTGGCGGCTTTTGCCGGCGGACCAGCAGGTGGTGCCGCGGCAGGTTTCCTTTTACGTTCAACAACTGGATTATTAAAAGGCGAAAAACTTTCAACAGCAGTAGGTAAAGCGGCTAAAACAGCGGCCTATGGTGCTCTTGCTGGTATGGCCTTTAGAGCATTATCAGATACAATATTAGACAATGTTATGGCAACGCAAGAAGCTGAATGGGTTGCTATGGAAGAAGCATATCAAAACGCAAACTTAGATGCGGCTAAAGATGAAATTGCAAAAGCATTTGGTTTAGAAAGTGTTGATACAGCATTAGATGGTGTAGTAAGATATCAATCAACAGGATCATACAACGCATTTAATTGGAATTATGATGTAATGATTACTCCAGAAAACAGAGGAACATTTGATGCATTAAAGGCGGCTATGGATAATGCAGAGTCATTTTCACAAAATGATATTATTGCAACAATGAAGTTTCATGATTTTATGGCTGGACTTGTTAACGATCCAGAAGCAAACAAACTTGCAGAAGTTTGGAATGCAATGAAACAAATAAATCCTGGAGAGCTTACAAGTGATCAATTAGATGCACTTATGGCCGCTTCAGATGACATGGACAAGTTATACGATACAATAGAAGGTATGGGAGCAGTAGGAGCCGCGGCAATACAAGGTGCGGCGAACATCGTTGATGATAATAAGAAAACAGCAATTCAAGCCAAACCAGTTGATCCAAAGAAATTAGAAAAAGCAAAAGCTGATGCAGAAGAAGGCGAAAAAGAAGCAGTAGATTACGATTACGAAACACAGTTTAACGAATACCTAGAAGAAGGTCCTTTAGATGCAATTAAAAAAGGTGCAAGTGCAGTAGGCGGAGCAATTAAAAAAGGTGCGGCGGCTGTTGGACGAGGTGCTAGTAACCTTACTAACAAAGTTACAGCAGACAAGTTAATGAAGCAATGGAAAAAGATGGGCGAACCTAAAGACATGGGTACAGTTGTAAACATTTTAGCAGGTGCAGGATTAACAAACGATCAGATTAGTGGAATAGGTAAAGAACAAAAAGTTAAATTACCTACACCAACAAAACCAGAAGCGGGTGCAGATACTACAGACGCAGATGGTACACCAGTAGATAAAACTTTTGACAAAAGTCAAAAGATGTCAGACTTTGGTAAAGTAGGCAAAGATGCTGAACCAATGCCTAAAGATGGCGCACCAGGAAAAGATGGTGCTCCAGGTATAGCAGGAACTCCAGGTAAAGCAGGTGCTGACGGTAAAGCAGGTGCTCCTGGTAAAGACGGTGCTCCAAGCAACGTAACACCAATTGATAAAAACAAAGACGGCAAAGACGATAACACAGGAAAAGTAATTCAAATGCCTGGTACTAAACCAGCTGACGGAGTTGGTGCTCCTCAAAGTGGAATTGCAAAAGGTGCCGCAAGTGCTACTCCTAAACAAGGACAAGCAAAAGCAACTGCTCCTAGTGGACAAGCAAACGCAGTAGACGTTCCAACACTAGCAAAACAAATAAGTGATGCAGGAGTTGGTGCAGAAATTAAAGCACAGCTTTCAGGAACACAAGGTGGCGGAAGTGATTTAGGTCAAGGTTTAGAAATAGACATTCCAACACTAGCACAAAAAATTAGTGATGCTGGAATGCAACAATCAATTAAACAACAACTTACAACAAAAGAACCTGCCTAGAAAAAAGGCATACTTGTTTTTTTAGCAGTTTCAAGATTCTGCTTAACGAGTTTAGCAAATACTTCTCTATCCTCAGGACCTACAGCATACATTTCGTCAAGGGTCACACCTCCACGCATATACCAACAAAGTCTACTTAATTCAAGTTTGAAGTTTTTTGTCTCGTTTTCCATGTCTTCGACGATTTTTAGGATCTCTTCGAGAGACTTGCTTAAGATCCTTATGCGAAAAAATTTGATTGGTCGAATGTAATTGGTACTTCAAAGTTTTCTGGAGCACCTAAGTCACGTTCCTCTTGAGTAGTTTCTACTTTAAAAGGTTCAACCTCATATTTTTGCTTTTCTTTTGTTAGATGATCTGTAATTGCAGTAAAGAAATTTTTATCAGCATTCTTTATAAACTCTGCAATATGATTTTGATCAACAACAACTTCGTCACCAACTTGGATTTGTACAATCCCATGAGTTACCATATCAATAGTAACATTAGTCAGTTTAGTAAATGACTCTGAAAACCTTTCTAGTTTTTCTGCATCATTAAGTTCTGAACTATTAATTACTGAAGCAATACGTTGTTCTTCAAACGTCTTAATTGCTGTTCTAGTATACTCTTGGTAAGTTTGGGGTCTTAACGTAATTTTGAATTTCTCAATATTAACTACATTCTCATAACTTATGTTTTGATATTTGTCTAGTAATTGTCTTAAATCAAGATCAAATTTACGTGTTGTTCCTGCTTCAGGAACTCTTGTTTCAATTTCCATCTTCTCACCATAAGTAGCAATCCTGATAGCAATTAAAATTGCATCAACATCAATGCTAGGTATTACCCACGCATTTTTAATATTAGGTATACAACTTTGTATTACATCTACTACAGATTGACCATTTAATAGTGCATCTGGTGTTTTGAAAGCAAGTTCGTCTTTGGCCGTCATAGCATAAACAGGAAGTTCACCATTTTCAGTCATTTCAATGGAACCCTCTTTATACCAGTGACCTTTGCTTGGCAAAGACAAGTATATTTTAGGTTGCCTAAAATATTTCTGTAACGGGTTTGGTCCCGATGGTTTTATTTCTGGCATGATTTTCTCCGGCTAAATAATAAAGTATTCATATTGATATTTATGGTACGGAGTTAACTGGGTATATAATATATGGTTCAAGTCACATATCAAGGCGGAGGAATGGATGGCGTTACATCAAACGCCGCCTCAGAAGCCACATTACAGCTACTTTTAAAAGCCTTAAGTGGTAAGGGCGGTGGTGCGGGTGTACAAGATGCCTACAATAAAGCCCAAAATAAGGGTATGCTTGGGCAAAAAGCCCTAACAAAGTCTACTGGTGCACAAACTAAAGCTACTGATACACAAACAGCGGCCGCAAAAGCCTCTGCTAAAGCATTTAAAATGGTTACAGGTGCAGTCAAAGGCACCCTTGGAATGCTTGTTGGTACTCTTGGTAATGTTGCCAATACTGCCGCAAATTTAGGAAAAGAATTATTAGCTGGTGGAACTGGCATAGGTGACTTTACAAAACACATATCAGGATTAGTTGCAAAATTCCCAATATTTGGTGGAATGATGGGAGGTGCCATATCAACAATGGTTGGTATGATTGAAGGACAAATAGCATCTTTCAGACAACTTTCTAATTCAGGTATTGACTTTGGTGGCAGTTTATTTGAAATTATGAACCAGTCAACTAAAACAGGATTAAGCATGGAGCAATTTGCAGGTGCTTTATCAGAAGGTTCTCAAAACCTAGCAACAATGTTTGGAGGTGCTTCAGCAGGTGCTTCAAGATTTGCAGGACTACAAAGAGAGCTTAAAGGATCAATTGGAGAGCTAAACAGATTAGGTGTTAGCTTAGATGAAGTTGGTACTTTTACAAATGATTATTTAGAAATTGCAAAAATATCTGGACGTTATCAAAATATGACAGACAGACAATTAGCGGCAGGAACAAAAGATTATATCATGCAACTTGATCAACTTGCTAAAGTTACAGGTATGACAAGGAAAGAAGCCGCAGAGGCATTAAGAGCTCAAGCTAACGATAAAAGACTTCAGGCCTTATACGCAAGTTTAGACGATGCAACTAGAACGTCAATTGACAATACATTGGCAATGATGGGTAACGTTGGTCCAGAGTTTAAAGAAGGAATTACAGAATTAATTGCTACAGGTGGTGCTCCGTTAAGTGAATATGGTAAAGGTTTAATTGCAACTATGCCTGAGCTAGGTGAAGCGTCAAGACAATTAAAAGCAGGACAAATTACAAACGAAGAATTTATTGAAATAGCTAGACAGGCCCAAGCGAAACAAAAACAGATGTTAAATGAAAACGGCGAGATGATAGGAACATACGCGGCTATGGGCGGGACTTTATATAACGCATCATTAGATATTGCTAAAGCAGGAAAAATTGGTGGTAAGTTATCTGAAGCACAGCAACAACAACTAGACGCACAGAAAAATGCTGAAAGAGGATTAACAGAATTTGAAAGTAAAATTACACAAATAAGAAACACAATTCTTAGTAAACTTATTGATAGTGGTGTGTTTGATCAATTAGCACTAATACTTACAGAAGTAGCTGATGTGTTTACAGGATTGTTTGGTAAAGGTGGATCAGGTACAAAAACATTAGACAGTTGGTTTGAAAGTATTGCTAAATGGATCGACGATGTTAAAAATGCCTTTGGTGCTGGAGCATCAATAGGTGATGTATTAAAAGAATATGTATGGAAACCTATTAAGAAAGCACTCAGTAATTTCTGGAGTGGTACAGGAGAAACAACTACAACTGAAAACGAAGATGGATCAACTACTACATCAGTTGACAAAGGATTAAAAGGTCAATTCATTGACAGTCTTAAAAGTGTAGGAAAATATTTGTTTGTAGGTGGTTTGGCTTTAGGAGCCATAATACTTGCAATGAGTGCCGCCATTGGGGCATTAGCGGCGCCATTAAATCTTGCTAGTCCAGGACTACTTGCACTAGGAGCCGCATTTGCAGGTATAGGTGTAGCGGCTGGTGGTATATCATTATTAATAGATGCCATTACAGGTTCAGTAGGTAAGCTGGCCGACGGTGCTAAAAAGTTTGAAGAGCTTGATGCTGATCAACTTAAACTAGTAGGTGGCGGGTTAGCAGAAATTACAGGACCAATTATGGATCTTGCTAAAGGTGGTATAGTTGCAAACTTTGTTGGTTCAGGTGCATTTAAAAACCTAGCAGATGGTGTTAAAGAGTTTCAAACTATTGATCCAAGTAACTTACACGCAGTAGGACCAGCATTAACAAGTTTACATAAAGGTATGAGTGCATTTACAGGAGATGGTGTACTTGATAGTATTAGTAAAGCACTTGGAAGTTTATTTGGTGGAAGTTCAGGAAGTTTAAGTGATTTAGCAGAAGATGTTAAACTATTTGCTGACGTAGACTCACAAGGATTAAAAAATATTGGTGACGGATTACAAAGTATTGCTAACTTTATTGAAGCAATGGATGGAGCCAATTTACGTACTGTTTCCAAATCACTTTCAGAACTTACAAAACAGTTACAAAAATACCAAGAAGAATACAGTAAAATGGATGCAGACACTAAAGCCAATCTTGTTAGCAACTTTACAAGTTTTGGAGAAGGCCAGAAAGGTGCCGCAGACAAGCTAGATCAGTTAAATAATAGTGTACAAATGATGCTAGTAGAATTAAGAAAACAAACAAGAGGCATCAACACTACCGCTGATGCGATAGGATAGGATACTAAATGAGTTGGAAAAGATACTTTAACCCAGTAGAAACAGATAAAGGAACATCTGGCAACTACTCACCTTTAGGGGGAGCGGGTAATAATGGTATGGGTCCAGCCCAAGCAAATTATTCATCATACTTACCAGATGTTTACGTTGGTAGTCCAAACCGTATTGAACGTTATGGACAATACAACACAATGGATTTAGATTCAGAAGTAAATGCCGCATTAGATATTTTAGCAGAATTCACAAGTCAAAAAAACAAAAACAATCAATCACCATTTGTAATTGACTATAAACAAGATGCAACAAATTCAGAAGTACAAGCATTAAAATTGTACTTACAACAATGGTGTAAAATACAAAATTTTGAAACTAAAATGTTTCGTATATTACGTAACATTTTTAAATATGGTGATGCTTTTTTCATTAGAGATCCTGAAACTAAACGTTGGTTCCATGTTGACCCAGCAAACGTTTCACGTATTATTGTAAATGAATCACAAGGTAAAACACCAGAACAATACATTGTTAAAAATGTAAACTTAAACTTTAAAAATGCAGTAGCAACTACTCCACATCAAACAAACGGAAACGTTACAGGTGGTGGAGATGGATACTTAACAGGTTCAGTACGTGGACAAGTAGGTGCTCCTAATCAATCAATGAGCGGTGGACGTTTTCAAAAAGACGTACAGGAAATTGCCGTTGATGCAGAGAACGTTGTACATTTAAGTTTAAGTGAAGGACTTGATAATAACTTTCCATTTGGTAACAGTTTATTAGAAAGTATTTTTAAAGTATACAAACAAAAAGAATTACTTGAAGATGCAATTATAATTTATCGTGTACAAAGAGCACCTGAACGTAGAGTATTTTACGTTGATGTAGGTAATATGCCATCACACTTGGCAATGCAATTTGTAGAACGTGTAAAAACAGATATACACCAAAGACGTATACCTAGTGCAACAGGTGGCGGACAAAACGTTATTGATAGTGCATACAATCCATTATCTATTAACGAAGATTACTTCTTTCCACAAACAGCAGAAGGTAGAGGATCTAAGG